CTCTGGAAGGAAGGTGCTTTGGCCTCGATGTTCACCTTGGATAAAGCGCTTCATGGGCGATCCTTGCGATGAAATCCTCAGAAATCATAGCAAGGGTTCGCGAAAGCGTTTTTACACACTCTGGGCCAGAAGCGGACCTCCACCCTCCTAAGGGGAAGGCTGGCAGTTCGAACCTGCCCAGGGACACCATATTTTCCAATGCTTCCGGACTAGCAAGGTTGCATTCGGTTCAGGTCGTGACAGCAAGCTCTCGCGCCGTTTTACTCATCTCTGCGCCTTAGCTGTGATTTTCTTGCCTATGTTGCATCTCGTAGATCCTGAGCATGCGGCAAATAGAATCCACCCTTCGGAGCCCAGTCGGATCAAACCGCACGCGTCGAAACTAGGCGTGACTGGCAGTCATCACCCTACGAAACGGGTACGAACTTCTCTCAGTGATTGCAAAAAGCCTCTATTGGTCTAGAGTTCATAGATTGAGGAAAAATGCGATTTTCTAATGAGGGGTCACGGTTGCCGAAAATTCGTTCACGGAGCTCGTAGACGTCATGCCTAGCTCGGGAACACGCTGAGAAAAATAAATCACTCAAATATAGTTATTTAGATTATTCAGTGATCATTAAACTCTCTAGCATTGATCAGCGTTTTATTGGTGGATTAAAGGATTTATGAAATTATCAAAGCGCTTCAGTCTTTCGAAAACTCAGTTTGAACTCGACTTTGTCGATATTGATACGGACGCTGACACTCGATTATTTGTTGATCCATATTTATTAGGGTTGAGGCCAGATCGCTGGTCAACGAAAGCATCTAGCTCTGTGAGATCCTTTTTCTCACACTTTTTAGATCTTGTTCGCCAAGGAAAGGATGACGATGCTTTTGAGCTTTTTTCGCATCTTCATGAACCAAATGAAACATGTCTGGGTCTCTCGTCCGGTAAGCCGCGAGGTAATGGCATCGGAAGTGAAGACGCGAAAAAACTGTTCGAAAGTATCATGGGCAGCAAGGCGATAAAGTCCGGGAAAATCACCGATTTAGAAGACTTCAGATTGTTCATTCCAGGCATTGGAAAAGACAAAGTATCCGATATGACTACCAATCTTATAAGGGGGAGTCTCATTGCTTACACTCAAGCTCAGTGCAACCTGCACGGAATTGCTTTGACTTCGGGAGTTTCCGCAGGGCCTATCTGGGATGTTTCCCGAAAAAAATGGACTTTTTCTCATGAGGAGACATTACTGGTCGAAGGTAAAAAAATCCTTTTGACGCCCAAAGGTATCGTTTCCTATAGCAAAGCATATGCGCCTGAGAACTACTACAATAAGCATGTTCTTGAGTATCTTCAGCATGAGCACATAAGGTCAGGTAGTATATGGGTAGAGCATCGCAAGGATGGCACACCTTTCGTCTCCAAGAAGAGTTTGAAAGCGAACGTTGTCAAGGAGTTTAGTAAAGAGTGGCTGTTTGAGTTTACCGAGAAGCATCCTTTGGTTTTCCAGTCATTCAGAGATCAGCAAGCGGAGCAGGTGAGACCTCTATCTTCTGATTCAATTGATTCGGAGTTGAATCTTAATGTTGTAGTTGATCATTTGATAGCTAGGCTAAAAGCTATCAAGCAAGGTGCGGCAGCGGCAACGGAATATCACAAAACTATAGTTGGTGTCCTGGAGATGCTACTTTATCCGAATGCATCTTCGCCAGTACTCGAGGCTGAAATAAATCAGGGTAGGAAAAGAATAGATATCTACTTCGAGAACTCTGCCAAAGAAGGTTTTTTCTATAACCTCCACATGATTCATAAGATTCCATGTCCATATGTGATTGTAGAGTGCAAGAACTATTCTAAGGATATACAGAATCCTGAACTCGATCAGATGATTGGGCGGTTGACTGTTAATCGGGGCATGCTTGGCGTCATAACTTGTAGGGAGATTTCTAAGAAGGATCTGTTCGTTGAAAGGTGCAGGGACTCATTCAAGAACGGCCATGGATTAATAATACCGTTAACAGATGCAGATTTGATTTCCGCACTTGAAGGCCTCAAAATTGAAAAGAAAACTCCTCTTGAAGATATATTAAGCGATATAAAAAATCGAATAATAATGTCTTGAGTGTAGAAGGTTCGCGGATTCCGACATTTATTCCCCGGCCCCGCCAACAGCCAATTGTGCACAAAATGATTTTTGGGGTTGACCTGAATGACACTTTTTGGCCAACGGCCACTGTCCGTTAAGGGCAGCGTTGGCTTGAGACGAGCGCTCTGAAGCGGCTGCTTTTGGCCGGTGCGGACGTCCGCGAACGACAGCTTTGGCTCCTGTTGGCCTACCATCACTGGTAGTTCTGGGTTGGTTGCAGCAATTGTTGAAAGTCTGCAATCGGCCAACTAGCGGCTCCTCAAACTTGGAGAATTCCATTGGCAAACTTTACATTCGTCGTCGGCCAACGATACACAAAGGACGACATCTATAGAATCTGCCGCGTTCCGCCGGACAAGCAGAAGGGCAACTGGAACACGGGTTATACCCAATGGAGCGGTGATTGGTTCATCTTCTGCAATATTGGCACAGCGGGCCGAGCGGGTCCTGACCATGGAAACCACTTTGAAGAAGGTCTTCTCCATTGGCGCGGGAAGAACGCGTCGCATGTGGGACAGGAGTCCATTAAAAGTCTCCTGAGCCGTCAGGGGGAAGTTCATGTTTTCTATCGAACCGACGATAGAAGCCCCTTTAAATACGCTGGCGAGGCAGCCCCGACTAGTTTTCAGCGGACGACGCCCGTACAGATCACTTGGTCATTTCAAGGTGGGGCACCGCAGCACGGATTCACAGATACAGCTGAGGTTGAAAGACAACCGGAAGCATCTCAAGAGTCAGACGAATTGCGGTTCCCAGAGGAGATCGCGGGTGCTGCAACCTATGGGGAAGGCGCTGTAAAACAGGTTTCGGTAAACGCATACGAGCGGAGCGCTAAGGCAGTTTCAGCGTGCAAAGCACATTACGGCACCGCGTGTGTCGTATGCGACTTTGATTTTAGCAGGGTGTATGGTGAAATTGGCCGCGGGCACATTCACGTCCACCACCTCACGCAGCTTGCTGATATCGGCAAAGATTACAAGGTGGATCCGGTAAAGGATCTTCGACCGGTGTGTCCAAACTGCCACTCAATGCTTCATCAGCGTCGACCACCGCTGACTATCGATGAACTGAAGAAGATGATCGGTCGCAGCTAACCATTCTCTGAAGGCGCGGCGCCCCTGTCTGGTCGCGGCCTGAAGGTGATGGTGTTCGTTTGAATAGTGGGCAACAGCATCCCATGATACAGCCCTCGAATTGAATGGACGACGCGAACTACTTGTAGTGGGTAACGTCCGTCAAGGTGACGCGCGCATTGTCAGCAACACCTCGCTGCTCACCCCAATTTATGAGTTTCAGAATGCCGCTCCCAGGGCGAGTTAGTTTTCATTGTTGAAGAGCAGTGAAGGGAGCAGGTATGACTTTGGCATCGCGATTCCTCATTGGAGTGCAGATGTAATGACATCTTTGGAGGACTAGACGAACCGACGACCATTAGAGTCCAAAACAAAACCACGTTAATCCGGCTCCGGTTCGTTCACAGCGGACAAACAACAGTCAATTGCACTCACCGCCCGCATCAGATCATTCCTCAGTGATGGAAGTGTTGTGTGCATTACAGAGCTGTTTCGCTTGGCCATCTCGAGGAAAGTTGCCAATACGGCGTCGGAGTGCTGAATAAGACGGGCTAGATGTTCCCCACGTGGGCCACAAGTCCCTTTTAGCCAGTTTTTGGCAGTCCGTTCATTTGCATTCGTCCATCTCATCAGTGTCTTCACGGCCTGGTGCGTCGAGCCCAGCTCACCTTGTAATGCTACTGCCAACCCCGACGCATACTCTTGTCTGTCCGGAAAAGTTTTGCCCTTTTTAGGAAACATTTTTCCCCCTTTAATCCTCTATGGTTGAAAGACACACCGCTTGCTTGAGTAGCCAGCAGAACGGGTACGCCCCAACGGCGCACGTCCAGTGTGGATGCACGCAGGGGCTATTGCGTATGCGAAGTCGTAAAAGTGCTCACTCAGAAAACTGGCGCCAAGACTCAGGTTTGGCAGCAGCTTATGTCCGGATGTCCACAGAGCATCAGCAGTACTCAACTGAAAACCAGCTAGACACAATCAAGCTTTATGCGGCGGCGCACTCCCTCGAAATCGTCAGAATTTATACGGATGCTGGAAAAAGTGGTCTTCGCCTGGAAGGACGTGATGCGTTGATTCAACTCTTCAGCGATGTTGAGAGCGGAGTGCTCGGTTTTTCGACCATTCTCGTATACGACGTTAGCCGTTGGGGGCGCTTTCAAGATCCGGATTTGGCCGCTAGCTTTGAGGTCCGTTGCCGACAAGCAGGGGTCTCAGTTCATTACTGCGCGGAACAGTTTTCCAATGACGGCTCACCCGTTTCTAATATCGTCAAAAGCCTCAAGCGAATGATGGCTGGCGAGTACAGTCGGGAGCTGTCCGTCAAAGTCTTTGCGGGACAATCTCGCCTCATCCAGTTGGGCTATCGACAAGGTGGCATTGCCGGTTACGGGCTGAGGCGTCAGTTGGTCGACGCGTCCGACAATCCCAAAGTAGAACTAACAATTGGCGAACACAAAAGTATCCAAACTGACCGCGTAAGGTTAGTTCCTGGACCACCGGAGGAGGTTGCCACCGTCCATTGGATCTACCAACGATTTGTTGAAGCGGGTTATTCAGAGACCGAGATCGCCCAACAACTGAATAGTCGAGGACTCCAGAATGACTTGGCCAGGCCATGGACCAAAGGTGGTGTCCATCAGGTTCTAACCAATGAAAAATACATCGGCAACAACGTCTGGAACCGCTCCTCCTTTAAACTTAAACAGGAGCATGTGCGTAATCATCCAGACCAATGGATACGGGCGGACGGTGTCTTTCCGGCCTTAGTCGACAACGTACTATTCGCCGCGGCCCAAGAAATCATCCAGTCCCGAAGCTATCGCATGCCCGACGCCGAAATGCTGGAGAGACTCAAAAAACTGTATGAGAAAGCCGGTTGTTTATCGGGCCTGATCATCAATGAGTCTGAGGAGTGTCCCTCCAGCACCGCCTATCAATACCGATTCGGCAGCCTTTTGCGCACGTACTCGCTCATTGGCTACACCCCTTCGCGCGATTACAACTATGTCGCCGCCAACCATCAGCTTCGACTGATGCATCCACTGATGTTGGCTCGAACGGTGGAGCACATTCAGCAAGTCGGGGGGCGAGTCGCCATCGACCCCATAAGCGACCTACTCCAAATCAATGAAGAACTACTGATTTCTCTTGTCCTTTGCCGCTGTCAGTACAGTGGTTCGGGAGCAAATCGTTGGAAAATACGCTTTGATCATGGCCTCTCTCCGGATATTACTGTCGCCGTACGAATGGAGCCTGGCGAAGAGATCGCCCGCGACTACTACATTCTGCCGACACTCGATGTTCAACAGCCGAACATTCAGCTAAATGAGTCCAACGCCTCCAATCTGGAAATATATCGCTACGACAGCCTCGAAGCCCTCGCACAACTTTCTCGGCGGACTGTCGTGGGGAGAGCCGCATGAATATGCCGCATCATCCTCGAAGCCCTCTCCACGTAGGGGAAGCCACCACAGTTCAAATGGTCAGCCTGGACCGTATTCGCGTCCTCAATCCAAGAGCGCGTAATAAGCAAGTATTCGCAAAGTTGGTTGAGAACATTTCAAATCTGGGTTTGAAACGCCCAATTACGGTCACCCCCAGCAGCGATCAAGAAAATACTGGATTTTTTGAACTGGTTTGTGGGCAAGGTCGATACGAAGCCTTTTGTGCGCTGGGTGAGCGAGAAATACCTTGTGTTGTGGTGAGTGCCAGTGAAGCCGACCGGTTTCTCATTAGTCTGGTCGAAAACCTTGCCCGCCGTAAGCACACAAACAGGGACTTGCTCTACTCCATCCAAATCTTGTCAGAGCGCGGCTACACAACCAAACAGATCAGCGTCAAAACTGCCCTGGATCCCGCCTATATCAACGCCATCCTCCTGCTCCTACGTCAAGGAGAGGAACGGCTCATCGCCGCTGTCGAGAAAGGCTGGCTACCCATCAGTGTCGCGACCGAAGTCGCTAGATCTAGTGATACCGAAGTACAAGTCGCCATGGTCAAGGCCTACGAGACAGGTGTCTTGAAAGGTGACCAGTTGATTAAGGTCAGACGCCTGGTCGATAGACGTCGGTTCTTGGGGAAGCACTACGGACAACAACGATTGGCCGTCGACCAGCCGACGACGCCTCAAAAGCTCCTGAGCACCTACCAAACAGAAGTCAGGCGCCAGCGAGTCATGATCAAAAAGGCCGATATCAACGAGCAGCGCGTATTGATCATCGTCACCGCCATGCGCCGGCTGCTCGCCGACGACTATTTTTGCACGCTGCTTCGCAGCGAAAACATCGCGGACATGCCTAAGTCGTTGGCTGACCGTATTCAAGGTGAGGGATGATCATGGGGCAGGTGAAGCAAGGCTTTGAGCGGCAGATCATCCCGGTCCCCCTCGACCGAATACTGCCGACCCGATCTGTGGATAAGGATATAGAGCAGACCAAAAAATACTTAACAATTCTGACCTCGATTCGGGAGTTGGGCGTCATTGAGCCGCTTGCGGTGCATCGGCAACAGACCAATGTGGAGGGGGCGTTAGCATACGTGTTGCTCGATGGCCACCTTCGCCTGCACGCACTTAAAGCACTGGGCGCCACTGAGGCACTGTGTCTGCTGTCGACAGATGACGAAGGTTTTACCTACAACCGACAGATCAACCGCCTAACCCCTGTGCAAGAGCACAAGATGATTCTCACTGCTGTCCGTAAAGGCATTTCCCCAGCCCTTATCGCCAAGGTATTAGGCATTAACATTGAGCGCATCCATGAACGGCAACACCTGCTCGATGGCATTGCACCCGAAGTGGTGGAAATGCTCAAAGTCAAAATGGTCAGCCAAGGCGTATTCCGGACATTGAGAAAAATGAAACCAATGCGCCAAATCGAAGCCGTGGAGCTGATGGTCTCCGCCAACTGCTTCACCCAAGCCTACGCCGACATGGTACTTGCCGCTTCACGCCCGGAAATGTTGATCGAAAAAAAAACCAAGCTCTCCGCTGAGGTCAGCGTCGAAGAAATAGCGAGGATGGAACGCGAGATGGAAAAGCTGTTTCACGATTACAAGGTCGTGGAGGATACGCTTGGGGAGACGATGCTGTTTTTGGTTGTTGCCAAGGGTTATCTCGCCCGTCTGCTGCGCAATGAAACCATATCGGGTTACTTAAACCGTTGCCACGGCGAACTTCTAGATGAATTGACCGCGATCATGGAAGCTGTCAGCTCCGACGCCAGGAAGCCTGAACGGGAGTGATCGACCTAGTGAGCGTATAGATTTTTTCAGAGTCCCCAGATGGATTTGGACTTCTGACCGAGAGCCGCCCGTCGCGAAGGGCGGCTCTCAGTCTTAAGTGAGTGATCAAGAAAACTCGTGTACGAATTTAATCGATTTTGTTGGGCTCATCGTGTGGGCTTCACGATCTCACCGACGCGTCGATAAACCGTTTCTGTTATGCGCTTATCAGTATGTCCGAGCAGTCTGCTGGCATGCCCAAGATCGTCAATCTCACTGGCTGCCTTAGGCCGGATATCCCTGAACTGGAATTGTCGGATACTTGAAGCGAGATGCGCATCTTCGTCCTCTAGAGCTTTCGCGATTGCAACGTTGCGCGCATCGTCGAACCGCAGGCGAAGCATTGGTGCGGTCACGCGGCGACCGTCCTCTGTAATGATCAAGTATGGGTTTTGCACGGCGCGCGCCTTCCGCTTTGCGAGCAGCTTTTCTATCAGCTCACCCAAACCGTTAATGATATCGCCGGCATCGAGCCGGATGCGGAGCTTTTTCGAGGTCTTGCCCTGGGCAACCTGCAGAAAGCTGTCGGTGACATCCGTAGCGCGCATGGATAGAACGTCAGCAGGGCGTTGGCCCGTAAGATAGGCCAGGTCCATGGCGTCTTTGAGTTCTGGCACGGCGACACCGTAGACGGCATTCCAAATCGTGGCATCAGCGTAAAAGTCCCGTGGCGTCTCTTTGTTCTTGCGCACACCGGAGGCTGGGTTTTCCTTGTCGGTGATACCCCATTCTCTGGCGATGTTATAGATGTGCGAAAGCAGTGAGATCTCGCGGTTCGCCCGTACCTTGCCGGTCCGCTTGTCGCGGTACTGGGCTATCGCCTGTGGTGTCACCGCATTGATCGGCGCGTCACTGAATGCTTTTCTGAGTTGCGTCAGCGAAAGCAAGTTGTCCTTTTGGGTTCTAGGCTTTTTCGCTGGAATGATCTCGGCCTCGTATCGGTCGAAAACTTTTCCCAGAAGGGTGTTCTTTTGCGGAATTGGCTTGCAATCAAGTTTCGCCCATTCCGCCTTGGCGACATCCAAGTCGCCACCCAGAGGAATTTCCTTCCTCTTCCCCTGGTCATCCCTCCCGTCGTAGTAGTACCCGACCCACTCTGAGCCGTTTTTCATTAACCTAACCCGTCTGATCATTCGAGGTGGCAGATCCCGATTTGCTGCCTTTCTTGGTCGCATTCTCACCCCACGCGTGAAAGATCTAACGACCAGGCTTCAGCCGCAATGTTGTTAGATGAAGGCTTCACACCGGACAGTTTCATTCGGGCGTATACGCGGCCAACAACGGGTCGTCTTGCGCCTGTAAGTACGTATTTCCAGCCATTTCGATTGAGCCAGTCCAGCTGCAGTGAAGGTCGTTGATATCCGGTGATTGCGACCAACTCGTCCTCGGCAAGAGTTTCGCTATGAATTTCCATGTTTATCCCTTTCTAAATGCGCTTCTGCTTGTATGGGTTCGCCCTGTTGGCGTTGCATGCTCTCGTCGGCCTTATAGGCGCGGATGTCGATGAGCGAGGCGACGTGCCGGATGTGGGCGTACTTGAGGGCCTTGCGGCTGGTGTCCAGCGTGGTGATGGGAAGCTGGATCCGGCCGCTATTGATCTCCGTCACGAACGACTGCTCGTTGAGGTTGCGGAAGTACTGCTCGCGTACCTTTTCCAGCGGAATCAGGACGTCCCCGAAGATGCGATAGAGCAGTTCGACGGTGACCGATTCGGGCGCTGGATGCAGACGAAGCGGGTTTTGTGTTGTGTTACTCATGGCTTTGTTGGGCCTCCTTGCGTTGTCTTCTTGCCAGGTGGTTCCAAGCGTTCAGGCAATGGCGTCTGGTAAGCTCGCGCAGATGTTCGGGCACTTCGAGGAGCGCGGCATTGCGCTCTTCGCGTGTGCGCAAGACGATGATCTGGCGGGCGTAGTCCCTAGGCCACGTCACGGCGGTCTGCCGGGATAGCAGGCAGATCGATACCCATCTGGTCGGCCAACCAGCGGATGCCGGCTTGTCTGACCTTGGTCGACTGGGTGTACTGCAGGCCGTATTTCTCGTGAAACCACTGGCCGTCCTTGATCCGCAGGTACTGGCGGTCACGGGTGGGGTAGGCCGGCAAGCGACGTTCGTTGAGCAGATCTTTTTCCTGCATGAGAGCAATCAGCTGGGGCCGGGTCAGGCCGAGCTGAGTCGCGGCTTGAGCGAGGGTACGTTCCATGGTGCCCCCCTCAAGCAGCGTGAGCGGCAGGGGTTGCCGCTGCCGCGAGATGGTTGATGGACTCGCTGACCTTGCCGTAGATCTCGACATCGGAGCCGCACACGGTGAAGCATCGTGTGTGTGGGCTTTTGTTGCCGATGCTCAGGATGGCGGTGACACCCGAGCGCGTGTGGGTGCGATGCAGCGCCACGTGCAGGGGGAGGTCAAAGCCCATGTCGAGGCTCAGTACGCCGCCGGTGTGCACCAGCTCGAACACGCGCTGCCTGTCCTGAACTTCAAAGCGGCCGTATTGGCGATCTGCATGAGGTCGGTGCACCAGATCGCTTGTGTTGCTCGGGTCGAGCAGACCGTTGGCAATTTCTTCGATGAAGTCGGCCAGTTTGAGATGCATTTTCTTGTCGTTCTGCAGAGTCAGCGTGTGGCGTTCGCTGCCCAGCTCGACGACGAAGGTGCTCTCCACCGTGCCGCGTTCAGCCTTCAGACGGAACGCCAGGCACTCACGCTTGGGCGCCGTGCGGAGGACGTGGTTGAAGGTTTCGGTCAGATTGACCTGGGCGTTGAGCAATTGCAGGGTGCGGTTGTCGATTTTGTACTTGATCATGCTGCATGCCCTCCGCCGTTCGGGTCGAAACGCTTGGCAGGAGGGCGGCTTTTTTGTTTCGAATTGGCGCTGATAAAAGAGCAGCCGCACTCTCGGGCCAGACGGCGAACTTCGAAAATGCGCAGGGGGTCAGCAATGGTTGGGTGAACGTGTACGGTCGCGTTGGTATGCATAAGTTTGCCTCGCTCTGTGGTGAAAGAGTGAGGGCAAATTAGCAACAGCTAATTAATTTCGCAATAGCAAATGCTAAATATCAGATTTCAAAATGCTTGGACGGTTTCAAGATGGCGCCCATGTAGTGGATTTTTTCGACAAGATGATCGTCCAGGAAGATAGGAGGGTAGCTGTCGCTAATGCTATCGAATCTGAATTGGCCATCCCGGTGGTAAATAAACTCTTTCACCATCGCCCTTCCGTCGGTCGTTCTGACCAGGACCTCATCTCCTGTTTGATAGCGATGGTTCGGTTCAATCAGCACAAATTCTCCGTTTTTGATGCGCGGATGCATGCTGCTTCCCACGACTTTCAAGCCGTAGGCATCTGGGTCGGAGCTGATGATTTCTAAGTACCCGTCCTCATGGCCCGCAGAGTACTCGAGGGCGTCGAAAAAACCGTCGGAGCTCAACATCGCTTTTCCTATGACAGGAACCGGAGGGGGGGCGCGATGTTTGCTTGCTTCGCGCTCTTCAGACGCCCGCAGCGCGGTCTCATTGATCGCGGCATTGAAAAAAGCTGGGTGAGGCAAAACTGGAGGTTTAAGGCCAAGAGCAATCCACTCGGCAGTGATTCGATGCTGATCTTCTGCTGAGTAGGTTCCTGTCGTGAGCAATTCAGCGGGAATGGCAAGCTTTTTAGCAAGATTCGTGGCCGCGCGATCACCCAAGGTTCTATGACCGTTAAGGATCTGTGAAATGTACGAAGCGTCCACATCAGCATGCGCTCCGGCAAAGTCCTTCAGTTGGTTTTCACCAATCAGGGCTTTAAGAATCGTGAGGCGTTTTTCGTAGATATTCATGTGGGGAATCATCCGTGCACCGATAGCAAAATGTAAATTACGTTTTGCTATTGCGAGGCGAATTAGCAATTGCTAATCTTGCGTTGAATAGGAGGTTAGGAATGACGCTTCTCGAATACATAAAGATCCTAGACGACGCACAGCTAAAAACGTTTGCTTCTCGGTGCAATACGTCTGTTGGCCAATTGAAGCAGGTCGCTTACGGCAACCGTCGAGCAAACGCAGGGCTATCAATTGCGATCGATCGGTATAGCGACAGTCATGTGACCTGTGAATCATTGCGGCCAGACATTGACTGGGAATATTTGCGAATGCAGGCCCCTGCTACCAACAGAGTGGAAAACGCGGCATAGAAAAAAGGCGACCCAAGGGTCGCCCAATTCCTCCCGATAGCATCACCACAATGCTGTCGGGTCGCGATGTCGGAAGGCGAGCACACCACATGCTGCCGACTTTCATCGCGTTTCCAAGGCTCGGAAGCCTTGGTGTTGCTGCCTCTTCTTACCACAGAGCAGGCAGCTGTTGCGCCAGGGGGGAACAACGGATTGTTCGCCCCGGCACGGTGCCGGTGTTGGTCTTACGAACCTCGCCGGCGTTTGGGCCATACCAAGCCACGCGACAAATGTATCACCACTCCCTGTCGCGCGGCACTGGCAACTTTTAGGATTAATGCCATGAGCCGAATCGCTCTCAGTTCTCTGGAACGGGCGCAGCGGGAAATCCTGCCGCTCGATTTAGCGCTGTACCACGCCGCTCGCGATTACCCGGGCGGTGCTGCCGCCATCGCTGCCACCACTGGTCGCAACCCGACCACGTTGCAGCACAAGCTGTCGCCGACCCATCCGAGTCACTCCATCAACATTCAGGAGTTCGGCGAGATCCTTGAACTGACCAAGGATCGCCGCATTCTCGATGCGGTGCATGCCCTGGTTGGTGACACGATCTGGCAGGAGCTGGCCGACACCTACACCAACGACATGCCCGAGACCCTGACCACCGGTATCGCCGAATACTTCCGGCAGGTCGCCGATCTGGCCGAGACCTGGGCCAAGAGCATCGGCGACGGCGTCGTCACTGATCAGGAGCTCGCGGCGATTCGCCTGCAGGTGTTCCGGGGCATTCAAGGGCTGCTCGGGTTGTTCAACCGCGCCACCTACGTCAACCAGACGACGCGAGGTGCCGACCGTGGCTGACATCGCCGATTTCGCCAACGATCTGGTGCAGGAACGCATCGATCAGGCTATGGCCGCGCGCAGCGCTGCCAAAGCCGAAAGCGCCGCCCATTCCTTGCTGTTCTGTGAAGCGTGTGACGATCCGATTCCGGAAGCCCGTCGCTTGGCTCAGCCTGGTTGCTCGCAGTGCATCAGCTGCCAGTCCCTATCCGAGCGGGGGATTCAGCATGCTCGATGAAGTGTTGGGGCAATTCGCCGACTACGGTCTGGAGCCAGCGCAACCGCTGGTGTTCGGCAAGCTGACCCGCTGCAAGACATCGCTGGATAAGGGCAAGGAAAAGAACGGCTGGTACGTCGTCCATGAACAACGCACGGAGAAGGGCGAAACGCTGATATTCGGCGCCTTTGGTGATTGGCGTTCGGGCGAGACCCAGAAAATCAAGGTCAAGGCCGGGCGGATGTCGCCGGAAGAGCGCGAAGTGATGCGCGCCCGACAGGAAGAAGCCAAGCGCCGCGCCGCCGAAATCGCGAATAACGCTGCGCGACGGGCCGCGAAAAGGGCGCAGGGATTGTTCGAACGCATGCCGACCACCGGGCGCAGCGACTACCTAGACCGCAAACAGATCGTTGGCATCAAGGTCCGTTATGCGCCGCGCACTGGCGCCGTGCTGGTCCCGATGAAGAATGCCCGTGACCAGATCATGGGCCTGCAGGTGATTTTCCCCAACAAGCAGGAAGACACCGGCCGCGACAAATCCTATTGGCCTTACGGGATGGCAAAGGAGGGCACCTTTCACCTGCTCGGCCCGCACCCGGAGCCGGGCGAACCGGTATTGGTCTGTGAGGGTTACGCCACCGGCGCCAGCCTGCACATGGCGACTTCGCTTGCTGTTGCGGTCGCCTTCGATGCCGGCAACCTGCTGGCCGTGTGCAAGGCCATGCGCGAGCGCTTTGCCGGCTGCCCGCTGATCATCTGCCGCGACGACGACTGGAAGACCACCAAGCCCAACGGCGATGCGTGGAACCCGGGCGAGGAGAAGGCGAGCAACGCGGCCCTGATCGTCGGAGCCCAGGTCGTTGCGCCGATCTTCTCGGTCGAGCGTCACGAGAAGTGGACCGACTTCAACGACCTGCACGTTGCCGAAGGTTTGGAGGCGGTGCGCCGTCAGGTGCTCGCCGTGGTCCGACCACCGGCAGCCGGTGGCTGGAAAGATCAGCTCGCCCGCAGTGAAAGCGGCGCCCTGATCGCGCACATGCAGAACGTCGAACTGATCCTGGTCCACGATGAGCGCTGGGCTGGGGTGATCAGCTACAGCGCCTTCAGCTCGAAGATCGTCAAGCTGCGTGCGGCGCCCTATGGCGGCGGTACCGGCGAGTGGGCCGATATCGATGACGTGCGGGTAATGAAGTGGCTTGCGCAGCAGTACAACCTGCGCGTGAAGTCCTCGCACGTGATCGAGGCCGTCAGCGTCGTGGCGCATGACCATGCGTTTCATCCGGTGCGCGAGTACCTGAAAAAGTTGGAATGGGATCGGGTGCCACGCCTAGAAACCTGGCTCACCGACGTGATGGGTGTGCCTGCCTGCGACTACACCGCGAAGGTCGGCAAGCGTTGGATGATCTCCGCAGTGGCGCGGGTGATGAAACCCGGCTGCAAGGCCGACTCAGTGATGATCCTCGAAGGTGCCCAAGGTGCCGGTAAGTCGACCGCGATGAGCGTGCTGGGCGGTGAGTGGTTTATGGACACGCCGTTTGCGCTCGGCGACAAGGACGGCTTTCAGGCGATCCGTGGCAAGTGGATTGTCGAGCTCGGCGAGCTGGACAGCTTCAACAAGGCTGAGAGCACCAAGGCCAAGCAGTTCTTCTCGGCCTCGACCGACACCTATCGCGAAAGCTATGGCCGCAGAACTATGGACGTGCCACGCCAGTGTGTGTTCGTCGGCACCACGAACCAAGACGAGTATCTCAAGGACGCCACCGGTAACCGCCGCTATTGGCCGGTGGCCTGTACCAAGGTCGACGTGGCGTTGCTGCGCGAGATCCGCGACCAGCTGTGGGCTGAAGCCGTGTTCTGTTATGAGGCGGGCGATCTCTGGTGGGTAACGCCGGACGAAGCGCCGATGTTCGCCGAAGCCCAGGACCAGCGTTTCGTTGTCGATGAATGGGAAGGGCCGATCCTGACCTGGCTGGAGGAATCGCAGATCGGCGAAACCGCCACCGGCAGTGAGGTAATGAGTCAGGCACTGAAGCTGGATCCCGGGCATTGGGGCAAACCGGAGCAGATGCGTGTCGGGGCGATCATGCATCGGCTCGGCTGGCGACGTTTCCGTTTGGGCGCCTTGAGCAAGAGCGGTCAGCGGCCATGGGCCTACAAGAAACCCGAGCATTGGGGCAGGGCGCCTGCGCTGCAAAAGGATGAGTTCGAGGAGCCGTGCTTCGATGATTAAGACAATCGATATGGCCCTCAAACAATGGGCGCAGGAGCTGCACAGCGACGTCGTTGCCGCCGGTTACTCGGGCGGCAACATGGTCGCCATGATGATGGAAAGCGGCGGTCAGCTCGTGCGCGGCAGGCGCGGGAGCAGGGTGCCGCTGGAAGCCTCACTGGACATCGAGCGCATCGTCAAGAAGCGCCTCGATCCCGAGTTGATGACGGTGGTGCAGGTGCATTACTTCCAGCCCGATGCGCCTCTTGCTGCACGCCTGGCGCGCAGTGGCTGCACACGCAACCTCTACTACCAGCGCCTGCATGACGCCCACATCGTGGTCGAGCACTTCCTCCTGGGGGAAGCGGCTTGATCGTGGGCATTACTCTGGCTCACGCCGTCCCACCGGCCTGCCTCCGTCCCACCGCTTTTTGCGGTGGTGGGACGGGCGCAGGCCGCGTCGTTGTTGGGCTGTCCCACCGTCCCACCTTTTTCATGCCTCCCGCCCGTGTATGCGTAGCGGGCATCAATGCGCGTGTTCACGCGCACGCGTGTTTTTAAATATTCTCTCTTTACACGAGAAAGGAGAGTTAAAAGTAGGACGGTGGGGCAAAGCCCCAATCTGCGGGGCTTTCAGACGTCCCACCTTGTTTTGGGGAGGTGGGACGCATGGGACGCCACAACAGCAAAAGACAGCCGGGATAGATATTCACCGACATTCGCCAGCCGTTCACCGGGCGTAACCCACACATTCACCGGATGGCATTAAAACGGTCTTGCTGCCACCAGAATCGACCTGTAAAAAGGGGCCATCTTCGATGGGTGCGACCGCAAAGCGCGGCAGGCCATCCACCATCTGACCCGGCCATTGCGCCGGGTCTTTTTGTTTAAGGGGCAGGGCAATGACGAACGAACAACAGGCGCTGGCAGAAATGCCTATCTGGTTGGTGATTGCCCTGTCATTGGTTGGCGGTGTTTCCGGCGAGATGTGGCGCGCTGACAAGGATGGGGCGCGAGGCTGGGCATTGGTGCGCCGCCTCGCACTTCGCTCCGGTGCCTGCATCGTCTGCGGCGTCTCAGCGATGATGTTGCTGTTCGGTGCGGGCCTGTCGATCTGGACAGCGGGCGCTCTGGGTTGCCTGACCGCGATGGCCGGCGCGGATGTCGCGATTGGCTTGTACGAGCGCTGGGTCGCCAAGCGCCTCGATCTGAGCGAGTCCGAGCCGAAGACATGAACAGGGCAGGCCGGGCGGGGTGCCGAATTTTACGGGTCCTCCCCGAGGGCCGCCCCCTACACGGGTTATCGAACTCGCGGAATCTCTCTAGCTGAAACCTTTGCAGGGATGTCCGTCTTTCCAAATGGAAGACGTCAGTCAGCACTGATACCGATCACGTATGTGCCGGTTGTAGTACGAGCCTTTCGATGTGGCAGCCATCAAACCCTGATGCACTGCCGAGGGAACGCCGCAGAAGTCGTAGGAGTGGCCTTGTTCAAAGCGGATCTTCATTCGTCTCGTTGCTGGGTCGTAACCAACCGCGTTCATCGCACTGGAACGCACGGCAATCATTTCCATGACTTCTCTCCCTCCGACAGATCGTCAACAGAGACTAGTCGAGCGAGACGGATCTGCAGCCCAGGCTACCAAAAAGGCGCCGGGGACCCTGAGGACTTTCGAAGGACACGGGGTCGGAAACCCGCGGGATCGCGTTAGTGGGAGGCCCGCCAGCTTACTGAAATTTCAATCCATTGAAATCTTGAAAGGATTCATTGAAAAGCCGCTGAAAAGGAGGACTTATGAGCGCAACCCCGTACCTGTCCAAAAGCGCCTTCGCCGCGCACATCGGCCGGTCACCGAGTTACATCACCTGGCTTAAGGAAAACGGCCGACTGGTCCTGTCTCCCAATGGCAAACAGGTCGACGTGCTGGCCACCGAAGCGTTGATCCGAGATACCGCCGACCCGAGCAAGGCTGCCGTCGCTGCTCGCCACCAACAGGAGCGGCTTCGGCGTGATGTGTACAGTCATGTCTCAGCGCAGTCCGAGCCGACTAACATGGCTGCGCCGCCGCCCGCTGATGCAGCCCTGGGGCAGTCTCCGGACTTTCAGAAAGCGCGGGCTCATCGTGAACATTACTTGGCGCGGATGGCGGAGATGGAGTTTCGCAAGGCGCAGGGAGAACTGGTGGAAGTCAGCCTCGTGCAGAAGGCTGCTTATGAAACGGCCCGTTCGCTCAATCTTTCGTTGATGAGCCTGTCACCGCAACTGGCACCGCAACTCGCCGCGCTATCAGATCCGTGGGAAGTGGAGAGGCAGTTAACCGCTGCGCTGCGCCAACGGCTTAACGAAGCAGCTCAGGTGTCCAGCGACGACTTCGGCTTTGCATTGGATGAGTGCTAACGAAATTCGCTGATTGGACTTCATTCGGCTGGCGACGCAATTGAGTGCCGTCTGCTCTCAGCCATCGCCACCCATTCAAACGTGTCTACGAAACCCGGGCGATTCACCTATTGGTTTTTTTGAATCAACGTGCCTGAAGCCGAATGAGCAGTGGGCCTGTCGCACCTCATGTGCGCGTTAATGTACTCTCATCGCGTTAGGCTAGATGTACCTTGCGCAGTAGCTGTCTGCAGTGGCGGTAGGGATACTGCCCAGCCCTTAATTACAGGAGTTCAAAATTGAATAGAAGCTCGCATAAGACGCCCGCACGATTGGGAAGTGTCCGGAAGATGGCGGTAGTGACGGTCACACTGGTAGTTTTGATTGGAGGCATGGCCGTCTCAGCGCTTGTTCAAAATCGCGGGCTGCATGTTGAAGTAAATCCCAATCAGATAGGTTTGACGCTGCAACCAGCAGAGCAACCGAGCCCTTCTATCTCTACCTACGGCGACGCTTCTCCCATCATCACCGCACCTGATGCGCATGTCGTAACTGAAGCCAAAGGACCAAACAGGCAGGCGCCTGCATATACCTCTCCGAAGAGCGGAATATCCACCCACGGTGCGGCCTCACCAATCGTGACCGGGCAAGGCGCTGTGGTTAAATCCACTGTCGATACGCGGCCATGATGAAGGAAAAACTCCGCCGTGCGGTGATGATGCTTTCGGTGATTGCATTGCCTCAGCTTGCTCTGGCGCAATCCCAGAATATGCAGACAACGGGCCCGTGCTCGTCGATCGTTACCGGAGCGGGCGCATCGGGAAATAGTACTTGCATCGGCGTCACGGACGAAGTGCTGAAGCGCTTGACCGATATCACTGCCGCGAGCCAGGGCCGGAGGCTCTTTGTTGCGGAGGCTTGGCTCAGTCCAACTGAGATGTTCGGACAACCTAACAGTGGTAAGCAAACCGTAAATGAGCAGGTCTATATTTCAGTCCGCGTGACCAATATTACGGCGGCGCCAATTCTCCTGACGTCAGCTAAGTGGGAGATCGTGCAGGCGAGAAATCTGTCGAAAGGTGGCGCCTCATACTTCTCCAAGAACTTGTTGTGGCCCGTGATTTCGATGAGCAAGCCGATCAAAATCGATACTGGAGAACAGGTAGATGTCGAGTTCGCTGAGGGATTGGAGCTGAACGGGATGGCAAGCCGCATCCGTAAGAATCGAGACCTGGACGCTGCTTATACGCTGCCTGGCGCCCCAACACGGATCAACGGCGACCAATACGTCAATTGGTTCGCCGAACAGATGGGCCTGCTGTACGGCGACAAGGCAAAGCTGCGGCTCACGCTTTATGAGGGCGACTACAAGCCTGCCGCCAGCGTTTTAGTGCCACTTACCCAGGGCGTGGACTTCTTCTACCACGGCGAAGCGGTGGACCAGAAAGGAAACGTTCAGTACGCGCCCCGTCTGGCTTACGACGCCTTCCTAGGCCAGTACCTCGAAATGCGTGAGAAGATGGAGCCAGGGTTTAGTATCAATACTCCGCCGACGAGGGTGATCGAGGTGATTCCCGATCCTACCGTGTGGGGTAAGCAAAGGTATCGAGATCTCGGAGTTCAAGAGCAGCCGGAGGAGTAACGTGCTGCGTTGGAGTTTAAGGATCAAGCTGCTAGAGAACTGCAGCCGCTGCATTCAGTCTGGTTACTCAGACTTAAAGCTGAACCTCATGATGATGGTTCGCTCGCCCCCCATGAAATTCATTCAGAAATATCCTGTCGCCAAACGTATCGTGAAACCCTCTGCAGTAATCGATAACTGCACCAGCAGTGATCCCCGCGCTTCTAGCTATGGCATGAATGACCGCTATTAATAGCTTGCCGACTCCGCAACTTCAGTAGGAGCACGAGACTCATCTCTTTTTTTGGTTACTTGCGGCGATCGTCAGGATTCCAGTAATCTACCAACAGGCACATTCGGTAGGTGCCCGCCGTCCACTCTGGCAAAGCATTAGCGCTATCGTGATTTCACCCGTTTCATACCAACCCTGTATTGGGTTCTCGTAGTGGACAACAGGCCCAGCCTTTGGAGGCTGATATGCAACACGCCCTTACTTTCGCTGACGTACAAAGCGTCAAGCGTCTCGCGAAGCAACTCAAACAAGCACATCCTGAACTGCCTCACGGCAAGCGGCTCGACCTTGCCGCGGCTGACCTTCTCGGTCTTCGCAACTATCACGAGCTGAACCGCCGGTTTCAGGCAGTGATCGATCAGTACCTGGATTCACCAAGTGGCCCGAATGCGGTCGCGCATTGCCTCTACTGTGACTTTCGATTCGCTGCTGATCTTAAGGGCGATCAGAGGGAGCACCGCGAGATTCATGAGCGGATCATGGAGGTCCACGAGATCACTGGCTATCGCCCGGGAACCTACGTGGAGCGCGAAACCTTGAAAAAGGATGGCCACACCAAGGCGCGCAGTGTCGACTTCCTGGAAGATCGTATTGAGGGGGCGCTGTTGGTTTTGCGCGGATGGTTTGATCGTTCATATCACAGCGCTATCGAAGCAGGCCAATGGCGTAAGCATCCGTCCTTCGAGGTATACGTGGCCATGATGGTCCCGTATATCGAAGAGCTTTTCCCTGAATTGGCTCCCTCTCTGGCGCAGTGCTACGGCCGTACTCCTGGCGTGATTGCTCACGGCCAGACCAACTGGCCGCTGCAATAGCATGCAAACAGGGCCCAGCTTCGGTTGGGCTTTTTCTTTATGGAAAGATTCTTTCCGGGCTGTGTTCGCTGATAAGTCTCTCAGTCAGGGCTATCAATACTTGCCAGGGGGCATGCTATTTGAAGTCTGCTGAAGAGGCTGCGCAATCACACTGCTTGATTGATGCTTCCGCCCCTTCCTGGGCTGAAGACCTTAGGTCGGAGAGCGCTCTATCCATACATGTACAAAAGGTCGTCGATCAGCTCAAGCTCCTGCTGTGTGTACTGGACCTTGTTGTACTGTCTAATGTCCTCAAGTACACCTCTGATCGGAACTTGCCGCGAAGGATCCTGAACGATTTCGATCAAACGGTCGTAATCGGGATCTCTTCCCTTAAGATATTTTTCGATCAGTTCTTTGAGCGCTACGCGCGCCTGTAAATCGGTTAGCACTGTTACTTCTCCGGCAAAATAGTGACTTCATCCGCTTTGATGATAGTGGTGGTACCCGGTTTGGGGATGAGTTGCTGCGCACCGCCCGTTCCGTAGTCAGGGTACGCTTTCGTGAATGGCTCCAGGTTCGGACCTTTACCACCAAGCTCATGCGGCACTGTAACGCCTGGCACTCCGTCCTTATAGAGTTGCAGCGTGTCGAACTTCAATCGCAGGCGACCATCACTCCATGCAGGGTCGGGGTCAGCAGGAGTGACGTGCTTCGGTGCTCGCATCTGCAATGCTTCCGTAGCAGCGTCTCCGGTCTCAAATTTATCGAACCCGAAATACGACAGTCGTGCTTCGCCGGTGTTGATTGTGTTCTGCGCGTGAGTGTTTACGGTTCCGTCGGCATTGTTGTAGCCCATGTATCGGTAACCCGTTGCAGGCAAAGTCGAGTCCGGCCCGGATGGTCCGACATAGAAGTCAGGCTTCGACTCAATGACTGCGGGTGGGTTGACATCTCCAGTCTTTACGCTGGAATCTGCGAGGGTAGGGGTGGTGTTTGGAGACGATGCTCCTCCGGGTTTGGGGCAGTTCGCAGAGGGTTTCAGCGGAGCCCTCTTGGCCACACCGGAAACAGCTTTCGTAATCACCCTGAACATCAGGCCGAGCGGATCTACCCAGCCAGTAGGGTTGGGTGCGTACTGGTAATGGTTTAGGCCACCTGCAAGCTTCACCGGGTCTGGGGTCAGAAACCGTCCTGTACTCGGGCTGTAGTAGCGATGGCGGTTGTAATGAAGTCCCGTCTCTGCATCGAAATACTGGCCTTGAAAACGCAGCGGGTTATCGATCTCCGAGACATCCAATGCAGCCAAGTTACCATAGGCTCGATACTTGGCCGACCACATGATCGCACCGCTGTAATCAGTGAGCTCCTGGGGTGTGCCCAAATGATCGAGCTGGTAGTAGAACGGCGTGGCTTTCAGTGGACCTTCACCGTCGAGCATCGCCAACGGCCGGAAGCTGTCCGGCTCATAGACATAGGTGCGATACCGATTGTCACCATTTTCTACGACCAGACGTTCGCCTTGCCAGAGGAATTCGGTGGTGTGTCCATCGACCGTTTTCTCGATGCGTCGACCGAAGGCGTCGTACTTGTAGGCCGCGATACTACCGCCCGGTAGGCTGACGCCGATCAAGCGATGCTGGCAGTCATATCGGTATTCAGTGACGAGCTTTTGTCCGGTACCTCGGCGCTCGCGAATCATATTTCCGTAGGCGTCGTAGTCGTAGTGACGGTCGCCCTTCATGAGCAGACGGTTGCCCTTGATGTTGACCAAGTTGGCAGAGGGCACGTCATTTTGGCCTAGCAGATTGCCGGCTGGATCGTGCGCGAAGCTCTCCGGTGTTGCACCTCGAATGCTGATCAGGCGATCAAGCGGATCGTAGTGAAAACTGCGGGCACCTTTAAGGCTGTCATTGATGCCTGCAAGGTTGCCTGCCGCGTCGTAGTTATATCGGCGCTGCAGCAGGACGCTATCGCGTTGGCTGACACTGTGGGCCTGCAGTCGGCCCTGATCGTCGTATTGATACTGACTCAACAGCAAGCCTTGCTGACGTTGCTGTTCACGACCAGCCTTGAACTGGTGAGATGTGAGGCGAGAACCGTTGAGGTCAATGCTGCTGAGATTGCCGCCGGGCAATCGGCGATAGTCGAGCTTGCTACCGTCAGGTAGACGGCAATGCTTGAGTTGGCCGACGCTGTCGTACTCGTAGCGCAGGGTGCCCCAGCCCTGATGTTCGGTGATCAGTCGATCTTGGGAGTCGTATTCATAGGCCAGTGGCCAGTGACCGTCATCGACGTTGACCAAGCGACCCAGAGCATCATAGCTGTAGTGAATTTCTTCACCATCAGCCAACGTCTTCACGAGCAAGCGGCCAGCGGAGTCACGCTGGTATTCAGTGACCAGTTCGCCACCGTCGTCGCCGTACTCGGTTTTTTTCAGCAGGTTGCCATTCAGGTCATATTCGTAGGCACTACGGCGACCGTCGAAGCCGGTTTCCTGCTGGATCAGGCCGTTCGGGAAATAGTCGAGGTGGTAATGCTCGCCGCGTTCGTTTTCGATCTCAGTCAGCAGCAGGCGTGAATTGTCGTAACGATAGCGCAGCTCACTGCCGTCTGGGTTGATGCGGCGGCTGACAAGTTGCAGGTTGTCGGCGTATTCGTAGCGGGTGATACGGCCCAGTTCATCGCGCTCAGCTGTAACCTTGCCGTAGGCGTTATAGGTGTAAGTGCGTGTCGCACCGCCAGGCTGTGTGGTCTGCGTCAATCGGCCAGTCGCATCCCATTGGTAATGGGTAATGGTGCCGTGTTCGTCCTGACGGGTGATCTGACGACCCAGTGCGTCGTAGCGGTATTTACGCCGACCACCATCAGGCAATGCTTCTTCGAGCAATTGACCCAGTCCATTCCAGACGAGCTGATGCTGTCCGCCGTCTGGATTAATGATCTCCAGCACGCGACCTTGAGCATCGTAGCTGTAGCGAGTTTCATTGCCGTCAGGATCTATCTGGTGAGTGATATCGCCTTGGCTGTTTCGCTGGTATTTCCAGCAGGCTTTGCCGCGAAGAATCTCACTCACAAAGCCATGTCGATATTCGTAGAATGTCGGCGCATCTTCAGGAGGAATAACAACGGCAAGCAGGCCGGCGTCGTTGTAACGGTATTCAGTGATGGCGCCGAGAGGATCCTTTTCTTCGATCAGACGACCTTTGTCGTCATAGGCTTTCTGTGTTTCAGCGCCGTCCGCAGCGGTCTCGCTGATGAGCCGAGCATTTTCGTCATGCACATAAACCTGCTCGCTTCCATCCGCGTTTGTAACGGTCACTTTGCCGGCATCGTCCCAAGCGTACTGCGAGTCCATCTGCGAAAAGTTGGCCCAGTGACGGATGCTGCGTGACGATTTACCTTTGTTTTCCCACTCCCAGAAAAAGCTCGCACCGCCGGCCAGTTGTCGTTCCAAAATGACGTGCTGTTCGTTGTAACGGTAGTGTTCAGTTTCACCGGCAGCATTGGTGGCGCTGATAAGTTGGCCTTGCGCGTTGTACCGATAGGTCACCAGCGTTTGTACGGTGATCCATGGTTCCTGCCGTTGACCTTGATCCGTGTACTCGGCACGGCGCTGCTGATAATCCACCGCAATGATATGACGGTCTTCGTGGCGAACTAGCAGGGAGCGTCCGGCGTTGTTGTCTATACGTTGAATACGGCCAGCAAAGTCGTAGCTCAACACTAACTGGTTGTCGTACGCGTCACTGATAGTGATCAAACGGCCCGCGCGGAAATGATAAAAGCGCGGATTCTGCCCGGCCTGCGTCAGGATGAGTTCGCCTGGGGTAGACCCCAGGTAGATGGCCGCTTTCGACAGGCTATTAGTGATAGCGGGGCGCTGTTGTGTCGGCATCGGAAAACGAGTGGTTCGGTTTTCGTTATCCGTCCAAAGGACGCCTTCATCATCCAGATCCAGCCGATGAGAAAGAGCGTGGCTCCATCCATACCCAACACGACTGTCGATCTCAACCGCACTGCTGCGATAAAGGCGCGTCCACTCAAACGGAAGCAGACCGTCGAGTTGGCCATCGGTAAGAGTCAGTAGTTCCTCACCCGTGACCATCGAAACCGGACAGCCGTTGGTGCAAGTGTCCTGCGCCGGTGCCGCGCTTTTTTCGTCGGGGTTTTTTGATTGTTTCGAGGCGTCATCAGGACGCTTTCCGTGTTCAACGGTCGCATTACGTTTGCCATCAAAGCGTAGCTGCGCGACTCCCTTTTCTATCCGAGTCGCTACTCCACGAGCGGCGACAGCGACGTATTTACCGACGTAACCCATGAAGCCTTTGATGATGTTGAACAACGACTTCACGAATCCGGTAACAGCCTTGACGATGATCTGGCCGTACTTCGCTAAACGTGCGGCCAGGTAAAATAGCCCGGCGCCTTCGGCTGCGACGGTCAGTACGACCGAAATCACGATGTCGATGAGAATTCCGATAACGGCTGCAGATGTCATCTTCGCCGTTTGGCCAGCCGCTTGCGTCGGTGGTAATGCTGAAACCCAGATAGAAGCGCAATGCACCATCAAGAACAGTGCGGCCTCATCGCTAGCAAGCAACATGGCCTGTTTCATCACATCTGGCGCCTCTTTGGCCAGCTTGATCAGTTCCTCGGTACCGGCCCCTAAATCCTCTGCGAACTTTTTAGGGTTTTGAAGGATGTCCAAAGCCTTTGAAATGCCATCCCAGACGCCTTTGATGGCTTCCCATCCGCCTTCGAGAATACCGACCCCAATTGCCATCGCTTTGGCTGACGCACTTTGATTCGACCACTGTGGTTTGAAGCCTGCCCATTCCTTGCGCAGAAACCCTTCCAGATCGACAGCTAAGCCGTCGTAGGATTTGAACAGGGTGTCGATCTGCGCAGGCGTCACCTGATCGTGGACGTGGATCTTATAGGATTTTCCAGGCTGGCCCTGAAAGCTGCCTTTACCCTGTTTATCCAGGGTAATCGTCGACTTGGCGCCTCCATCTACCGCAATGATGTCGACCTTGATATCGCCGATAGGGATGTCGAAAACCGATTCGAACTTGCTCTCAATCAGCAGCGGACCTACAAGTGGACACTTGGCGACGTATGAAAAATCACCATCAGTCAAGCTGACAGACTTGTTGGAGTCGCCGGCCTTGATCACGCGCTCCATACCAAGAAGAGAGGGCATGTCTGCAGCTCGGCTGGCTTTGTCAGCAAGCTGCGCGTACCAGTTCTTGGTTTCTTCACGGTACAGCTTCAGGCTGTTTTTGAAGGAGTCCAATTGTGTTTCGATAGTGGCAACGCGATCCATCAGCCTTGCTCCAGAATCAGGTGGTTTAACAGTGCTTCTTTAAGGTTTTTCGGCGCATCCGGGCGGCGCACGAAACGGCTGACTTTCAGCTTCAGGTTGTTCTCTGGCCAAGCGTTGTAAATGTCCGGACGTTCTTCTTCGAGCCACTGCAGGAGATTGCCAATCAGTGTCGAAGGGTTTTCCTTGGCCAAGCCATCCAGCAAATCCTTCGGCACCTCCCACCAAGGCCAATCCTTCACCTTCGGCAGCACCCTCGTCCCAACCTCGAGCGTTTGGCCGTTAATCAGATAGCGCTCAAACACCGGCAGCACTTCCCCGGCCTTGTCGCCCAATCCTTGCAGGATCGGGTAGATATGCCGCCCATCCCAGAAGCGGAAAAACACTTCAGTCCCGTCCGGCATCTTCACCTGCGTCAGGCTGCGCAGGTGTTCGAACACGTCATTCGGTTCGGCGCGTGATACCGCCAGCCAGCCCCAGTCGAGGGCGTCGGTTTCGGCGATCCATGGCAGGAACGGTGAGTTGGGGCTGAGCTCAGTGACGTAGGGCATCACCGGTTGCCAGGTGGAGTAGGACGTGCCGCCCCAGATGGGCAGGAGCTGGGTGGTGGGTTCAGTCAGGTACAGGGTTTTCAGCGCATCGGCATCACTTGCCGCACTGATCACCAGATATAAATGCTCGCCAGTCTGCAGCGGCTGTTGTGCCAGCCAGTCCTTGGGTGTCAGTCGATCAGATGGCACAGGCACCTGCCTTGCATTTTTCGCATTCTTCGCAGAACGGCGCGTTACGTTTGAGGGTGTTGATCTGGGCCGGGGTCAGGACCTGGCCGGCCTTGTCGGCGTCGGCCTGTTTCAGCACGCCGGGCATCAGTGGTGCGGCGCCGGTGCCGTTCCCCGGACTACCCCCGGAGTTCATGTTGATCACCGGCCCGCTCAGGGTCACACCGCTGGCGTCGATCTTGATGAAGCTGCCACCGCCGATCAGGGTCAGTTCACTGCCGGCTTCCAACACGACTTTCATGCCACTGCTCAGGTGGATTTCCTGGCCGGCTTCGATGAATTGGCCGGTGCCGACTTTGATGTGCTGGTTGACGCCCACGGTGAGGTGGTCGTTGGCGCGGGTTTCGACTTTGCGGTCGGCGTAGACGGTGTGGTGTTCTTCGGCCTTGAATTCGCTGTAGCTGTTTTGCTCGACGGTGTCGTGGCGTTCGTTGCCGACGCGGATTTTCTGGTCGTGTTCGACGTTTTCGTCCCAGTCGCGTTGGGCGTGCAGGAAGAT